TGTATCAGTAATTTTTATTGAAATAAAATCTGACATAACTTCATCTAACAAATGACATTCATCCACAATTAATAATCTAGAATCTCTATTCTCTAATAACTTAGGAGTATATAAAGAATGTATCAAATACAAATGAAAATTAGTTAATGAAACTCTACCACCGATATACGCTTCTTTAGCAGAATCATATGGACAAAAATCACAGACGGTTTTATTTAACTTATTAAACTCTTTACCTTGAGCACAAGAACAATTATAACTTGAACAATTATAATTATCTTTCCCTTTTAAGTTAGTAATTGATTCATATTCATCATCATATTGATCTTGAAGTATTTTACCAGGTGTAATTATATCTACTTTTGAATCAGGACTTACTATATTTAGAAACCATTGACTTATCATAAGTGCTAAATGGCTTTTACCTGTTCCTACAGGCAAATTCATTAGATAAAATTTATTATCAGGTTTATTAGCATGAATTTTCTTAACAAATTCTAATGCTTCATCTTGTTCTTTTCTTGGTGTGTATCTATTTAAATCCTCTCTTAATCCCATTATTTATTTTTATTTTGTTTTCATAAATTCTTTCATTTCATCTATTGAGTAGTCTTTATCATCCGGATACATCAAATATTTTCTTTCTCCTTCTTTTTTAGGTTCCATACAAGATAAATGATTAATTACTAATTCTTTCTCTTCATCATTTTTAAAAATGATCATTATTGGTTCATTATTTGAATCAAAAATATTATTTCCAATTTTTACTTTCATATCTTTACTTTTTTAATTTTCTAACTTTATTTTATCCCATAAAAATAAACAATCATCTTTTTTTATTGATATAGTTTCTTTATCTTCAATAAAAAAACAACTTTTTTTATTTCTTTTATGAAGAATTAAATCTTTTCCATTTATATTTATACTATCTCCTATTTTATATATAAACGAATTTCTTAATACTTTATCTTTTTCTTCCTTAAACTTAAATATAAATTTAGAAGGTATTTTAACTAAATTTCTACATCTTCTTCCAATTGAAGATTCAGTCATATTTAATTCATTTGAGGCTTCTTTAATAGAATTAAATTCTTTAATAAAATTTCCTTCTAAATCACACTGAATAATTTTTTTACTATTAACCTCTTTTGAAATTTCATTCATCTTTTCTTGAAAACCTTCTTTATTTCTACTAACTTTAATTTTTTCAATTGTTTCATCTGAATGTTTTTTACCAAACATGGGATGATTTATACCATTAACTCTATCAGATTGTTCTTGTTTAACTTTTTCTGTATGATGTTTCCCAAAAAAAGGATTTTTTTCACCTAAATTTATATCACGAGAACGTTTTTTTTGTTCCTCTGTTATTGGATTATTTTCATAATATTTTTTAAGTGAATCAGAAAGTTTTTTTCTTGAAAATATTGATAAAGGAATGTAATGACCACCTCCTTCACCGCCATTATTTCTATTAACTAAAGGTCCATTTTTATTTTCTCTTCTTCCTATTTTTTTAATAGTAATTTTTTCTAAATCATATGCTTTTTTTTCGTCTTCTATATCATTAAAAAGTAATAATGTTTTAATCTCAATATTATTACTTTTTAATTTATTGATTTTATTAGATTTAAAACTATTTCCTTTTAAATACTTAGAATTTAAATATCTTTTTCCACTTCCTTTTCCTACATAAAAAGGCTCAAAGTCAAATTCTAAATCATCATAAATAAATTTACCTGATTTAGAAGAATCTAAATAAACATAAATGTAGTATTTTTTCATATAATTATTTTTCTTTTATATATTAAATAATTTTACTTCCCTATATCAATCATCTTCTAATTCTGACTCTAATTGTTTAATCTCATTGAGTATTTGTTTAAGTTCTTCTTTCTTTTTCATCATTATCCCTTTATTCTTTTTTCTATCTGTATAAACATCAATTAACATATTTATTGTTGGTGATATATTTTTAAAAAAGACACATCCATTATTACATATAACCACATTATCAAAATCAATTTCAGTTCCATTTGAGCAAAAGTTTTTATTATTTGGATCTTGAATTCCTACAAAATTTTCGGGGGAAATGTAAAATTGAATCTGTGTTCTTGGATATAGAGAAGCAAAGTCGTAGCAAACACACCATTTGTTCATTCCAACAATTGGGTCTTTAACAAATCCACCTTCTATTGTTCCTTCATCACTACCTTCTTTTTCATCATCTTTAAATATGATAGCGTTCATTTGATCTTTAAATCTATGTCTTAAAACTCCTTCCGTAATAGCTAATGTACCTAAATTATTTTTAGCTTTAGATAATACATCAGTAATTTTTATTCTTGATAAAGAACTTATCGCATAAATAATAGAGATATAGTTTTTGGCATCATGTATTTTTTGAACTAACACGGAATCCACCGCATTATAATACATGAAAGTTTCAAAATCATCTTCATATAATTTTTGTAAAGAACCATTATATTTAATTTTCTCTAAACCAATTAATTTATTAGATACAAATTCTAATTTAGAAGATTCTTTAATCTTAATTGTAGTATCACAGATTTCATATAACTGCATATAGTCAAAAATCATTTTATGTGCAGGCATTTCATAATCTTTCAACCAAATTTTATTCATTTTTTTGGTTGGAGATGCTACAGCAGGATCAATAGTTATTTCTTTACCATTGATTTTCTTTTTTAATTTTCTTGACCTATTAACTAAATAAATCCAGTCATAGTTAACGAAGTTCCATCCTGTCATAACAGACATTTTTGGAACCATCGTATTAAAAAAGTTATACATCATATCAAATTCTGAATCGTATTTAACATACTTAAACTTATATGTTGTTCCTAACTTTTTAAAGTATTTATTAGTATTATCTAATATACGTGTTTGTGTTTCACTTGATAAGTCTTTTAATCCTAAAAGGATTATTTTATCTTCATAAACAATAGATATAGAAAGAACTTTTGTAGCTGCTCCTTCTTTAATTACATTTCCTGCTTCATCTTTTATATCAGCTGCTTCGGGAAATCCATCTACTATTTCAGTTTCAATATCTATAAAATAGATATTGGGTAAATTAAATTCAAAGATTTCTTCTCTTTCATTTTCTGGAAGAGTGTCTAAAAACTCATAAATAGAATATCTATTTGGGTATGGAGAATCTACTAATTTAATAGATTTACCATCCCATGATTTATATTTTTGATCTTTTTCAGGGTCTTCATCGTCACAAACTACGTATTTTTTGGGATTTGGCCATTTATAGTATTTTAGTTTAATATTTCCTGACTTATCTACATAGGAAACTACTAAATTTTTTGTACTTGGTAGGTATTGAGTATCAACTAGCATATGTTTTATTATTTTATAATGTTATATCTAAAAAATAATAAAAAGTTTTTTTTTCAAAATAGATAAAAATCCACTTTTAACATTTAATATATAATTAAAAATAAAAACAAAAAATGGCAAGACCTTACATTAACACATTAAATGCAGTTTATTCTAATCCTACATTCTCTATAGATTTACAATACTTCCACGTTAGAGGTGGTGGAACTTTTACCGTATACGGTATTTCAAGTAGCCCAATTTCAGCATTTGCTGCAACTACAAGTACTTATTATTCAACAGGAACTACTTATTCTTTTAACTTAGGAACTTTAGCAACAGCTTCTATCGGAGGTGTACTTATAGCAGGAAGTAGCCCAAGTAAATATTTTTACACAGGTACTGTTAGTTACCCATTCCAAAATGGTTTTGATAGTTTTACTTTCTCTGCTTAATTAGATAAAGGAAATTTTATTGTGGGAGAAGATTTATAATCAATTATTTGAATATCTTCGTATTTAATGTCGTCAAAAGAATTATTATTAAGTATTAACTTAGGAAGCGTATAAGTTTCCTGAGTTAATTGCTTTTTAAGTATATCATAAACAAATAATTTATTTTTTATATAACTTAAAAATAAATTATTATGAATAAAGCTGATTTTTATTATAAACAAAACATAAAAAAAATATTGGATGAAAAAAATATTGATGAAAATCCTCGTCCTAAATATAAGGATGGTACTTCGGCAAATTGTTATTTTATAAATGGTATTTTTGAAGAATATGATATATCAAAAAATGAATTTCCTATACCAACATTAAGAAACACAGCAATAAAAACAGGAATTAACGAAATTTTATGGATATATCAAGATCAAACATCTAAATTAGATAAAGCTCATGAAAGAGGTATAAATTGGTGGGATGAGTGGGATATAGGAGATGGAACAATAGGCAATAGGTATGGTTATACTGTGAAAAAATATGATTTATTAAATAAATTACTTTTTTCATTAAAAAATGATCCATTCTCTAGGAGACATATAATGAATTTATATCAAGAGCAAGATTTATTAGAAACTAAAGGATTATATCCATGTGCATATGAAACTATATGGAGTGTTAGTAAAAAAAATAATGAATATGTTTTAGATATGACATTAATACAACGCTCAAATGATTATATAATGGCTGGTTATATAAATAAGATACAATATGTATCATTACAAATGATGGTAGCTAGTCATTTAGGATACAAAGTTGGTAAATTTTTTCATTTTGTTCAAAATCTACATATATATGATAGACATTTAGAGGCAGCTAATGAAATTTTACAAATAGAATCTCTAAATATACAGCCTTATCTGGAATTATCTAATAAAAATAATTTCTATGATTTTAATATTAATGATTTTACAATCATTAATATTAAAGGAATTAAAAAAATAAAATCTAATTTAGATATAGCAATTTAGTTATGATAGGAATATATAAAATAGAAAATGTAGTTGATGGTAAAAAATATATAGGTTCATCAGTAAATATCGAAAAAAGATTTATAAGACATAAATGTGATTTAAATAGAGGTAAACATCATAATATCTTTTTACAAAGATCTTATAATTTACATGGTAAAAATAATTTTATTTTTGAAATTATTGAAGAATGTA